GCACGTTTATCGGGCATGGAAGCTGTAGTTCATGCGGTAGTAAAGATAACTTTGCTAGTTATCGTGATGATGACGGTAGCGTAAGCGGGCATTGCTTCGGCTGTCAGTTCACGATTCCTAGCCGAAGGTGGCTTGAAGAGAACAGCGATAGCAATAGTAGTAACGGTGGTAAGCACCGTAAGTTCAACGGTCGTACACAAAGCGAGCAAACAGATATGCATGAATTTCAAGATAAGCAAGAGCAAGGTCAAAAGCAGGCAGTAACTGCAGAACAGACCGCAGAACTTAAAGAGCGTACTTCGCTAAAGGGTTCTGGCTATCGGTCAATTCGGGACGATGTTCTAGCCAAATTTGGTGTACGTACCGAGTACAACGAACAGACTGGAGAAGTCCACGCTGTTTACTATCCTTGCACTGAAGATAACGAGCTTGTAGGCTGGAAGCCCCGTGTTCATCCTAAGGCATTTGGAGGTGCTATTGGGCGTGTAGGAGCTAGCTGTGACCTGTTCGGTCAGTTTAGGTTTAAGACCCCTGGTAAAGTCTGCCTGATCGTAGGGGGTGAGCACGATCAGCTAGCAGCTTATCAAATGCTACGGGATTACTACGATAGCAAAGGCTGGGAGTTTGACGCTATTGTAGTTAGTCCTACGGTTGGTGAGACTAGTTCGTCTAAGCAGATCGCTAAGCAATACCAGTGGTTTGATTCGCACGATAAAATCATCGTTGGTTTTGATAACGATGAAGCAGGTATTGCTGCTACTGAGAAAGTAATTCAGGCATTACCAAAGGGTAAGGTGTTCGTTGCTAAGTGGGGCAAAAAAGACCCAAATGAAATGCTGCAGAAAGGCATGGAGAAGCAGTTTATCTCTGACTACTACAACGCTAAGGCATGGGTTCCTGCTGGCGTAGTTGGTAGTTCTGAGCTTTATGGTAAGCTGCTTGAACAAGCTGGACGTGAGCGTATTCCGTTTCCACCGTTTATGCACAAGCTAGAGAAAATGCTTGGTTCTTACGAACTGCAAACGTGCGGTGTCATAGCTGCAGGTACAGGTGCTGCGAAAACAACTATCGCAAACGAGATTATTTATCACTTACTGTTTAACACAAAGTACAAGACAGGTGTTGTCAGTCTAGAGCTTGATTCTGGACAATACGCGCAGGCACTGCTTTCTCGGCATATTCATAACCGTATTTCGTCTATTGATGATCCAGTTGACCGGATTAACTATTTAAAATCAGAACAAATCAAGGCCAAGGCTGATGAGCTTTTTCTAACTGAAACCGGCTCGGATCGTTTTATGGTGCTCGATGAGCGAGACTTTAGTATTCCAGTCTTGAAAGACAAGATTCTAGAAATGATTATTTCAGGCGGGTGCCAAATCATAGTTCTCGATCCGGTATCCGATATTTTCGAGAGTCTTCCGCATGAAGCTGCAGCAGATTTCATGAAATTTCTCAAAAGCACTATGAAGTCTTATCCCTGCTCGTTCCTTCTGTTAGCACACATTCGCAAATCAAACGATAACAAGGGCGCGGCAAGTTCTGGTGCTTTTGTACCTGAAGAAGCAATCTACGGTTCTGGTGCGCTGACTAAGAGCGCAAGCTGGGTAGCAATGCTATCTCGGGACAAGTACAACACTGACCCGATTGTCCGTAACACCACTAATGTAGTTCTAAGTAAAAATCGTAGAGGTAGTATTACGGGTGAGGCAGGTAAGCTATACTACTGTTCAGACACCCATCAAATGTACGATCTTGATGATTGGAAAAAGGAAAACGGTATTACAGATTTCTAATCTAGAGATATTTCAATCCAGCTTAAACGCCCCCTGTCGTCAGAGACTCGGGGCTTTCATTTTAGTATTGAAGGGTACAATCTATTGACATAGTAAATAAATACCAGATAATATAGTTTTAGGAGTAAACATGACAATAGGTATTTACTGCATCCGCAACAAGATCAATGGCAAAGTATATGTAGGAAAATCCATTGCTATAGAAAAAAGGCTCCTATCTCACAAGAGTATGCTGAGCAAGGAACACAGAGACAAGGACTGTAACCGCTACCTTTTCAGCTCAGTTAAAAAGTATGGTATTGACAATTTTGAGTTTATTATTCTTGAGGAGCATATTTATGCTAATGAAGATTATCTAAAAGATCGTGAAATATTCTTCATGGATTTGTTAAAGTCTTGCAATAGCGAGACAGGTTACAATCTTAGGCGTGATAGTTCTACTAAAACTGTTGTACATGATGACACCAGAAAACTTATCTCTGCTCAGAATAAGGGTGAAAACAACCCTAATTATGGTAATCGCTGGACAAATGAAATGAAGGAAAAAATGTCAGAGAATAAGAAACAGGCAATAAAAAACGGCGATTATGATTGGATGAAAACAGATGAGTGGCGCAAGAAATTATCTGAAGTCTCTAGAAAAAGCTGGCTAAACACAGAGGTACGTGAATCAAGAATTGAAAAGCAAGCGATATCTTCAAGTGTCTACAGAATTTATCAATACGATAAGCACACTCTTGAGCTAGTTGCGATATGGGAATCAATGCACGAGATTATAAAAAGTAATCCAGATTATTTTAAGATCGCTATTTACAACGTATGCTCTGGTAACAAGAAGTCCTACCGAGGTTATGTATGGCGTAAGGAACTGAAAGTTGATGGTCAGACCCCTTGCCTAAAGCTCGGTGACTTGCTAGCATAGAAGGCTAACGAAAGGAACACAGACAATGAACGGATGGTGCATTGACATTGAGGCAAACGACCTCTACTTGAAGTCAACTAAGATTTGGTACATCAGGCTTAAATCGCTTGACGGTAAGCGCAGCTTGAGCTTGTTTCCGTTCAAGGAAACAGCAGAGCGTACATACGAAGCGATCATGCAATGGGTCTACTCGTTTGATGATGGCGCGCACGTTGTAAGCTGGAACGGGCTAGGCTATGACCTGTGGGTCATGTGGAAGCTGCTAGGAATTCAACCACGGGTAGGGAAGCACGGCAAGGACTGGCTAGAGGATAAGCATGTTCAGTTTATTGACGGATACGTCTTGAGCATGTACCTTAACCCTAACGCCCCTAAGCATTCGCTTGAGTACGTATCAGGCGGTGAACAGCAAGATGGAAAGATTGACTACAGAGCTAGCCTAGTAGCTGCAGGAGCAATGCAGCAGGATGCACCAAAGGGCCATGAGTTCTCGTTCTTCCATGAGCTTATGGTCCCTTACTGCGACCGTGACGTTGACGCTACGATTAGCGCAGTCAGTAAACTTTGGACTCAGGCGAAGGAGTTGTACAAGCAATCCTGGCTGCATCCAAGTTTTCGGCAGATGCAGAAAGACTACTGGCTTTACTCCGCTCAGGCATACACCGGAGTGAAATTCAACGTAGAGAAAGCCCGTGCGCTATCTAGTTATATTGAAGCAAAAATGCTTGGGATTAAGCAGGAAGTAGACCCTAAGCTACCAGCACGGAGTCTGAAGACGGTAGAGCAAGCACACTACAAGCAGCCTAGTAAACCGTTTCAAAAGAACGGTGAAATGTCTGCCATCATGCTGAAGTGGCTAGTTAAGCACAACGCTACCGTGGTAGATAAGAAGATTCATGCTTATGGGCTAGAGGTAGATATTGAGCCTAACGCTGTGTTGCCAGTAAGTCTACCAATGGAGATTGAGGACAATACCGAGCTTAAGCAGTATTTTCTAGACAACGGGTGGAAGCCTCACGATGACTTCTGGAATTTCCAGAAAGGCCCTGACGGTAAGCCACTACGGGATAGCAACGGTAAGCTGATTAAGACTACACCGAAGATCAACCATGCAGGTCAGCTTTGTCCTAACCTTCAGAAACTAGACGGAGATATTCCCAGCAAGGTAGTTAAGTTCTTGTCTTATCGTAATCGACTTGGTGTAGTTACTGGATGGCTAAATAACTGGCGTATTGAGTTTGATGGTAGACTAAGCGCAGAGATTTCTGGCTACGCGCCTACTTCTAGAGTCAAGCACAAGACAGTCGTGAATTGTCCTAAGGCTGATCCGAAAGTGTTGCTTGGTTCAGAAATGCGGGACTTGTTCTATGTTGACAAAGGTAATTGGTACATCGGTACCGACGCAGCCGCGCTCGAAAATCGCACGTTGAGTCACTACACGTTTAAGTACGACGATGGTGCTTTTGCTAGACTGCAAACCGAGTCTGATCCCCATAGCTTTAATGCGTTTGCTTTTTTCCCGCACTTGCACAAGGAGTTTGACATAAACAACTCAGAGAACAAGGACAACCCGTTGTTCAAGTCATGGAGAAACAAAGCGAAGACCGGCGCATACCTGCTCGCATTCGGTGGAGGTGCTCCAAAGCTAGCAAACAGCCTTGGTCTATCAGCTAGCGCGGGCAAAGCTGCATACGATAACTATTGGGAAATGAACAAGGGACTTGGCCTGCTCAAAAAGAACGCAGAGCAGTATTTTGACACCACAGGAAATAAGAAGTACATTCCAGCAATTGATGGCCGAATCGTATCGGTTCGTGGTAAGAACGTGCTACTGTCTTGCCTAGGTCAGGGCTGTGGGGCTATTGCTATGTCCTATGCAGCCTGTCTAATGGATAGCTGGCTAGGTGATCTGTACTTGGACGATCTTGGGCGACCTTACTACCTGCTTGACGGTAAGAAAGTTAAGCGCATTTCAATGGTTCACGATGAATACAGCTTTGAAGTTGAAGATGGTGCAGAAGAGGTTGTTCGTCAGAAAAGCGTTGAAGCTATTGTTAAGGCTGGCGAACTTCTAAAGTTGACCCTTCCACTAGCTGGCGAAGGCAAGATGAGCTTTGAAGGTAGTTGGCGTGACACCCACTAATAACCCTACTCTCCGCACCACCTTTACAAACCGCTTGACAGCCTACCGTTCCTCAAGCACAATCCTTACATCAGATCAACGACCGACCTATCGCTAACTCAACCAACGGAAAGAACTAGCGTTCTTTCCCTAAACCGAAAGCAGCAAATGATTTCTAAAGTTATCACCATTAAAAACGTCAACTACCGGCTCGTATGTAACTGTAACTGTGACGACAACGAGACACACGACCCATGTGAAGGTTGCGCGTTCCATACCGATAACGCATCCTGCACCGAGGCTTGTAAAATCATGAGCTGCGGTTCTAGCATATACAAAGAAATTCCACCTGCTACAACGCCAGCACCAATCGCAAACCAAGCTGGCTCAACCTTCGTTTACGACAAGCACTATCAAACGCTTATCCTGAGCCGTGACAACCAAGAAGTTCAGCGTATGCAAGTACAGCCGCATGAACTTCAAGCATTGCTGCAGTTCTTGTCCGATGTAAAACTAAGCGATTTGATTGTTGACAGCAGCAAGGATAGCGAATAGAATAACCTCAGAAATCACGCTCTCGTGTCCTTGCAGTAGCCTTCTAAGCTACCATCGTTAAACGGCAAGACGGATGATAAGAGGTTCGATTCCTCCACGAGAGTCCATATAATTCCGTTTGACAAGTTGATGATCTTGCGTAAAATCATCGTTTCTAGTCGTGACTAATCTAATCGTCACATACCATACTCCTAAATAAAGGAACCTCAATGTCTGATTTCTCTAAAATCACTGGTACTCTGCTGTATGTCTGCATCCAAGAACCTGTCAAGGCTTATCAAGCTGCTGGTGAAGACGCAAAGCCTATGGAATGGAAAGTCTCAGTTGCAACTAGCAATGAAGACCTAGTAGACGATTACGAAGCCTACGCTAAGTCAATTGACGCTAAGGTCAGCATCAAGAAAGTAAAGTCAGCAGAGTTTGAGTCTATCTACAAGTGCTCACCCCCTGAAGGCGCTGGTAAGAACGTATGGGTGTTTACCTTCCGTAAATCTACAGAACTTGGTAAGACCGGCAAGCCAGTTCCTGATATTTACAAGCCTAAGGTGTTCCAGCGCAAGGGTAACACCCTGCTTGACCAGACGAATTCAATCCTAGTTGGCAACGGTTCTACTGGTATCGTTTCTACTGAAGTGTTTACTCGGGCTAACGGTAGTTCTAGTATTTATCTCAAGAACGTTCTGGTTGAGAACCTTGTAGAGTACGTTAAGCAGGAAGCTAGCTACGTTATCGGTTCAGAGTTCGGTGCTACTGCAGAACAGCCTAAGCAAACTCCCGCTGCAGCCGCTAAACCAGCAGCTAAGAAAAAGCCGGTAGTTGAAGAGGATGACTCAGATTTAAGCCCTTTTTAAGCTAACGTAATCTAAACTGCAGGGAGCTAACTACTCCCTGTTTATTCACCTTTAAGGAGCCTGTATGACCGAACAAACCACCCCAGCAAAAACCCAAGTAAAAACCCAAGCAGAGTTCTTCAAGCAGATGGTTGATCTGTACACACAGCTAGAAGCCTTTAACGATACCATCAAGGCTGTCAAGCAAGAAGCCAAGGATCAAGGCTACGATGCTGCAATGCTTGGTACTGTAGCTAAAGCAGTAGCTGTAGACAAAGTAGCTGAACTGCTTGAGAAGTCACAAGCTACTGCAGAACTGATTGATGAGCTAGCCTGATGAATCTAGAACTAAGCAACGAAAATATTCGGTCTGTTCTAGTAGGCGGTATTGCTACGATTATCCTGGCGGTCTTAGCTTTGATTTTCTATCCGCTGATTGGAATCTTCGCAATCAATACTCTGTTCCCGATGTTGAGTATTCCGTATAACTTCTGGACATGGGGTAGTATGCTGTTTATCAAAGCGTATTTCTTCCGTACCAAGACCACTAGCTAAGCGTTTCACCCCAGCCTAACCCGCTGGGGTTTTATTACATCTAAAGGAGTATTATGCTGAAAGTATTCGTAGATGCTGATACGCTGTTGTATTCAGCGGCAGCGGTTACAGAGCGAAGGTCTATCAAGGTTACACATAAACCTACAAGCATTGAAAAGCAGTTCGATAACAGAACTATGTTCAAGCAAGCTATGCTAGAAAAGCATAAGCAGATTACTGACGATTACCTAATTGAAGACCTGCAAGAACCAGAATCCGCTGCTAACTGCCTGAGTATTGTTAAAAACTCAATTGAAACTATTTACAACAACTACGACTTTAGCGATATTGTGTTCTGTGCTGGTGATAGCAATAACTTCAGGCTTGATCTTCCACTGCCGTATCGCTACAAGCTAAATCGTGCTGGTACTGTTCGACCAATCAACCTGAAAGCTGCACATCAGTTCATCAAAAAGCAATACAACGCTGTTAGCCCTAGTGGCTGGGAAGTAGACGACCACGTAGCTATCCTAGCGTATCAAGCTGTTGCAGAAGGACATGAAGCTGTTATCCTAAGCAGAGACAAGGACGCTAGACAGTTCGTAGGGTTGAACGTAGGAGACTACGATACCAAGCTGGATAAGTTAGTAAAGATCAACGCAATGCATCCGGTAGAGAAAGTTAACTCTGAGTTCAAATCTTACGGTGTGCCTTGGCTAGCCATGCAAGCAACCGTTGGCGATGGAAGCGATTTCTACCGACCTACCGATTGCTGTTCAGCTAAGTACGGTAAGATTTCAGCTTACAAAGACCTAGTGAGCCTGACTACACCACAGCAAGTTCTGCTAAAGGTTATCGAAAAGTACAAACAATGGTATCCTGACAAGTTCCAGTACACAGCTTGGGATGGTGCTGTGCATGAGGCAGATTGGAAATCAATGCTACGTTTGTATTTCAAATGCGCTAAGATGAAAGAGCATCTAGAAGACCAATTAATCGCTGATGTATATTTTGAGAAGTACGGAGTCTACCTAGAATGAAAGAACTAACTAATCTATACATTGATCCAAGAATTGCGGAGTTTCTAAAAAAGATGCAGGAATGGAAAGATATTACTGATAAAACAACTCAAATCGGATACCTAATCAAAGTAAGAGACCTACTCCCTGAGTATTACAACGACGGTCAATTCTGTGGTGGCTATTCAACGGCCCGATACAAGGTTGATAAGGAAGTTATTGAGATTTGCAGAGATCGCGTAGGACTACTTGAGTCGGTAAGGGTGAAGAAAGAAGGTTGTCCAGAATGACCATCGACCTTTACACACCAGATGATGTACGTAAGCTCCGTATCTTGCTGCTAAAAGAACAACAGCATGCTTGTGCTATTACCGGAGTTAAGCTAGCATCAACAGCAGGGCATCTAGATCATGCTCACGATTCAGAGCAGCTAGTCCGTGGGGTGTTACACCCGCAAGCTAACATGCTGCTAGGTAGGCTAGAAGGTCTTGTAGCACGGTTTCTTTACTTCTACCCTGAAGGTCTACCTACGTTTCTACGCTGCTGCGCTGACTACCTAGAACGACCCAAGGATACCCGCTGGAGGCACCCAGGTTGGATGAAGAAGCTAGGAACTGAGTTCAACAAGCTGACAGCAAAGCAGCAGGATCAAGTCTTGGTAGCACTAGGGGAAGAACCACAGAAAAACCTAGCGTTACGTAAGGTTAAGTTCAAGAAGCTGTTGCTGGATCGAAAACTAGGTTATAGTAAAGTCTCCGAAGCAATCAACCAAGCAAAGGGTTAATTTATGATGTTGAAAGATGTAGTAGCCTGTGTAGTAAACGACCAAGGTAATCGAGTAAGCCAGTGGTACAGCAGAGTAAGAGATGCTGTACGTAAACAAAAGCAGCTAAATGCGTGGCGAAATGCAGATCACAAAGTAGTCTACACCGATAATCTTGAACTTAAGGTTTACACCGCTAAGGAACTAGAATGAACAACGCTGAAATCAAGCAAGTGCTTATCAAAGCTCGTAATCTGATTAGCAAGCCGGAGAACTGGACTCAACGGGCTGTTGCTAGGACTCCGGAAGGGCATAGAACTTCTGCTTTGTCTACTAATGCTGTTTGCTATTGTGCAATGGGAGCTTTGATTAAGATTTATCCGTTGTATCAAGGTAGCCGACATATAGGTGTGCTCGCTAAAGCAATGGGTGCCGATGTTGCGTACTACAATGATAATCATACTCACGCTGAAGTCCTAGCTATGTTTGACAAAGCTATTGAGCTTGCTAACTAACTTACTCATAAAGGAACCTAATGCTAAACCAATCCAAGTTCTACACTACCGAAACCAAGCAACAGATCAACTTCCTAGCTAACCAAGGTGTTTCAAGCCGCTATATCGCTGAAGCTCTCGGTATCAGCAAGTCAGGCGTAAACGACTACATCAACCGAGACAAGCCTCACTTCCGTATTCCTAACGCTCGTGTTCTGGTTTATGATCTGGAAACTTCAGCAGCAGAAGTTTTAACGTTCGGAAGGTTCAAGCAGAACATCGGACAGGCTAACGTACTCAAAGAAGGTGGCATGATCCTCTGTGCTAGCTACCGATGGCTTGATACCGACAAAACCTTTACGATGCATCTAACTCCTGATGAGATTAAGCGTCAGGATGATTCACGGTTGGTAGCTTGGATGTTTGATCTGTACGAACAAGCTGACGCAGTGCTAGCGCATAACAGCCGTGGATTTGACCACAAGGTTCTGCAGACTCGTGCTCTGAAGGCAGGCTTTCCTGCTCTACCAATGGTCAAGGTTCTGGATAGCCTACAGCTTGCTCGCCGGTATCTAAAGCTGCCTAGCAACCGCCTAGATGCTATCGGTGAATATTTTGGTCTAGGCCGTAAGCAAGAAACTGGGGGTATCAGCCTTTGGCGTGATGTGCAAGCTGGCGATCCTGCAGCTATGAAGCGTATGGTTGAATACTGCAAGCAAGATACCAACCTGCTGTACGAGGTCTACCTAAAGCTTCGTGGTCTTGGTGCTACAGGAAACTTTGACGCTAGCTTGTTCTCTGCTGATAAGTCAGGTACACTGCTTTGCAAGTCCTGCGGTAGCGATGATATCCACGCTACTGGACGTGTAGTAGCTACTGGAGCTAACAACTTCGTAGAACATCGTTGTAACAACTGCGGTGGTGTTCAGCGTAGTAAGCAGAAAGTAGTTTGGCATTAATCGTTAGAGCACAACCCCGGCGTCAGGCTGGGGATTTCTTAGTTCTACAAGGAGTAGAAATGAAAGTTAAGATTCTTAAGTGCAGCCGCGATGCCTATTGGTACGCTGATAAGATCGGTGAAGAGTTTGAAATTGATACGCTGCCACCCGGTGATTTTCAATTCTACAAAGTAGAATACGTAGGTTTTATTGACTCTTGGGACACAGATGCACCTATCTATCGACGTGCCCCAATTGCAATCTCTTAAGTAGCCTCAAACTAAAGGACAAGAAATGATTGAACTTGAACAAGAATACGTATATGCGGTAGTTACACCAGAAGGTGAGCGCCTTACGAAGTTTTATGATAGTATTTCACCAGCTAAGGCGTGGCTTACTAAAAAGAACACTGTGCGGGATTTGTTCAATAAAGAACCGCTTAATGCAGAACCAGTTAAGTATCTAGTTTCCCCCGCAAACAAAGTCAGCACCTAAACCTTAAAGGAACCAAATGCAAACGAGTCAATACACGCTCAACAAACTAGAGCAAGACGTTTATATGTTCAATGAGATTGCGGGTAAAGCTGCAACTGCTCCTACCAAGCAGCAACTACTGCAACAGCTTGCGCTAATCCAAGAAGAGCTAACCGAGACTATTGCAGCAGTAGAAGCTGACGATCAAACAGAAACTATCGACGGTCTTTGTGATGTGCTGATTACAGCAGTAGGCTTTAAGCACATGCTTGATCTGCAGGGATACAACACCAGCGAAGCTATGCAAGCAACAGCAGAGAACAACCTTAGTAAATTCATTAAGAACTATGCAACTATGGATGGTATCTATGTACGTGAAAGTAATGTTAGAGCGGAGTATAACGCTAAGTACGATGTGGTTGTCCTACTGGATGAAAACAACAAAGTAAAGAAGCCTGTAGGGTTCGTTAGCAACGATCTGTCTAAGTTTATCCCTTTAGTTTAATTGGAGATAGTATGAAAGTAAGGATTGTTAAGGCATTCAGTACCGGAGCATGGTACGCTAATTCTGTTGGAATGATCTGCGACGTAGAGAAGTGCTACGATAAAGACACCATCTACTACATACATATTGATAGCGGTTACACTATTCGTAGTGCAGATACCGAACTAGTATCTGATACGCCTATCGCTAGCCAACCCCTAGGTAAGAAGTACGATCAAGGTAAGCCAATGTATAACCTTCTACCAGCAGATGCACTAGAGGAAGTAGTTAAGGTTCTTACTGTAGGCGCTGTTCGGTACAACGAACCTATTGACCAAGAGAACTGGCGTCTAGTGGATAATCCTCAAACTAGGTACTTCGCCGCAGCACAGCGGCATCTATGGGCGGATAAGCGTGGTGAGGATATTGACGCAGGCACTGAAGAGCACCCAGGTACAGACTGCTATCATCTAGCTTGTGCTATCTCTAGTCTGCTGTTTAAGCTGCAGCTTAAGATCGAGCAAGCTAATAAACTAAAGGGGAAGAAATGAACTTACCTGAGTTTCCAAAGCCAGATGTAAAGTACCCTCAATCAGGGCAGAGCTACAAGTTAGACTGGCTTGATGGTTACTCGGCTGTAGCTGTAACCGATTATTCCGATCAGCTTATTGCAATCCTGAACGAACTACAGCAAGAACTTGACAGTTATAAAAACACATCTAAACCTGTAGAGCAAGTAGCTGCCCTGCTAAAACAGCAAGTCAAGACTACGATGACGTACAAGCACCCGTAAACAGCTTAAAACCAGCCTAGAAGCCGCTGTAGCAGCCTCAGATAGCCTAGGGTAGCCTGACAGCATTACAGCGGCTTAAATCACGTCCTAGCACATCTAGCAGCTGTTCATTGTCAGTTTCATAACCAAGCTGTATAATCCTTGTCCCGTAGCGAACACTGAACACTGTTCATGAAAACCTTAAAGGAACCAAATGCAAACACCAGAACTAATTACGGAGAAGCCT